TTGAAGTCGGGGAAGAAGGAACTCCACATTACCAAGGATTTGTCTACTTCAAAAACAAGAAAAGTTTCAACCAAGTCAAAACCTACTTGCCGAGAGCTCACTTGGAGCGACAACGAGGAACATTTGACGAAGCAATTACCTACTGCCAAAAAGATGGCAATTGGCTTGAATGGGGAACTCGCCCAAGTGGTCCAAGCGGACAAAAAAATCAATGGAAAGAGGTGCTTCAACTTGCTAGAGCAGGAAACCTCGAAGAAATTGAAGACAAGTTTCCGTCAATCTTCATTCGATATCATTCGAAGTTACTCAGCCTTCGTAAACCAGAACGTCCAATTATTCTCCCAACTCTTGAAAATGAATGGTGGTACGGTGCTACTGGAACAGGAAAATCAAGAGAGCTTTGGGAAAGATTCCCAAATCACTACCAAAAAAGCTTAAACAAGTGGTGGGATGGATACCAAGGTGAAGAGGTTGTGGCTATTGAAGAATGGGCTCCTAAAAATGAAATTACATCATCATTCTTGAAGATATGGTCCGATCGATATCCCTTTTCTGCTGAAATCAAAGGTGGTACTCTACAAAAAATTCGTCCTAAAAAAATTATCGTTCTTTCTAACTACACTATTGATGAGTGTTTTCCTAATACTCAAGATGTAGGTCCTATTAAACGTAGGTTCAAAGTTAAACATTTTATGTCTTTATAATCACTGAATATATTGTCATTAAGATGCATCTGTAGCCTAAACGAGCTGCTGTCGCAGCTCTAACCCAAAAACCCTGGGGGAAAAAAGGGCGGCTCGATCTCGAGTGAACTCGAGATCTCATAGTTGGTGTGGTCCACATTAATTTGGGTTTCCAGGAACATAAGTTGCTCCTAGTAACCTTTCTCTCGCCTCTGTACGACCTTCTAGTTTGTACAAGTATTTACGAGTTACTCCACAAGTAATCCCTGCTCGATAAGTTCCAATTGTTGTACCCTGTGGCAAGCCAGGAACTAATTTGTAGATCATATAATAAACCTGAGTCCAACCTGGTCTGTTCCAACCATCGTTTTCTATTAAACGGTCCTTCATAATAACGTGTCTTTTAGGATCACGAGTCTGAAAAGTAATTGTTTGCCCATTTGGAATAAAAAATTTCTGCTTTTTCAAAATCTTACATCCAAAGCGACCCATTTGGGAACCAAATTCAAACGGGCTCAAACCACGATCTTGAATACTATAACCGGTACCTGTACCGCCAATCTCCGGATCGTCGTAACTATTAAACAAGCTACTCATAGAAGCAAACCGGATCGAGAAGTCTGCAGCATCTTTACGAAGTGCGACCGTGTAAATGTCAAGCTCCAAAGCAGCATCAGGTGATAAGTTATCCACGAGAGGATCACCTTGTGCAAGGGTACTAACATTTCGGATTGTCACATCCAAAACAGCACTGTGAAACATGTACTTCGTCGAACTATAAGTACTAGTTCCGGCAGCAGCAGTAGGATTCGCAACATTGTCCAATGCATGAATTGCTGCCATGTCATTCAACCACAAGTTTGTTCCGTTGGTGAATGGGTATAAAGCCAATGTCAAACAGGCTTGTGTTCCGCCAATAACAGCTCCAGTTCTTTGACTGATCTGATCATTGAAAACAACTGTCTGGGATCCAAGATCCCTTTCGTCTACTGCGTTAACTTTCTTCACGAAACGAACCCAATTACGTCGTTTCTTACGAGGCATACGCTTTCTTCTGTAAATCATACGCTGATCTGCATTTGTTCCTCCCAAGATACCAGAACGAAATGTAGGTCGACGCTGCTGCGTCATCGTTTGTGCACGACCTGCAGGGCGTCGTGCTCTCATCATTGTTCTTCCAAGAAAACGTGCATATCTGCGACGTTGCTCTGGATTCTGTGCTAAACGCATCAAACTCTGAAAACCACTGCGCGGTCTATAACGTGACAACGTTCGATTGCTCATCACTGTTGCACTACTGAGAAAAAAAAGAAGTGAGGATGGGAAGGTGATGGGAGGGTGATGGGTTTTAACTAGCAGCCAATGAGAATGCTAGGAATTTAAAAGGAGGGAGGAGGAGGGGGGTCATGCTCATATCTGACCAGTGACCAGACGCCTAGGTAATACTGGCTAGGCGTCTGGCTTCCTCTTGCTCATTTCTCAATTTGCTCAGGACATGCCAGATGAACGATCAAGAGGGTGGTGCTTTACAATCAACAACTACGTCGACACCGACGACATCGACATTGAAACAATCGCATGTGACGCTCAATACGTCATCAGAGGAATTGAAGTCGGGGAAGAAGGAACTCCACATTACCAAGGATTTGTCTACTTCAAAAACAAGAAAAGTTTCAACCAAGTCAAAACCTACTTGCCGAGAGCTCACTTGGAGCGACAACGAGGAAC